CTTCTGATTCAGTTTTTTTAACTGCGTTTCTATCAGCTAACCAACATGCTCCTCTTTCATTAGCTCCAATAGCCCAGACATCTACATAATTAGATCCATCGTGACCAGAGTAACCTCTAAGAAAAAAATTTCTTCTGTCTTCTGCAGTAAAGAATCCTTTTCCAGTATTAGCTGCTACACCATATAAAAATAGTGCCATATTAATCCTCCTTTTTTACTTTATATATTAATAATACCATAAATCAACTATCTGTTATAGTTTTTAAATTTAAACTTGTTGTTTCACCTGTAAATTCTTCAACAGTATTTATATCAGGTCCTGATGCTGAACCACCCATAGCTAGCCCTAACGTACCAGTTCCACTTCCAGTGTTTCTTTCTCTACCAGCTGATAAAGAGGGTCTAGTTGACCAACTTGTTCCATCATAACCTTCTGTAATAGCGTAATATCCAGTAGGACCTCCAGGATCTATTCCACCCCAAGCTATTATATCTGTTTGATTTCCAGCTGGTCCCATTTGTGCTCTTTTTGTAATCATATCATTTCCTTCAGACCAAGCAGATCCGTTCCATTCTTCAGAATTTGTAACAGTATTATTTGTTGGATATATATTTCCACCAGCAATAATAGCAGCTGTTTGAGTGCCTCCATAACATGCAGAATATCTAGCTGTTCCTATTGCAGTTCCATTTGTCCATGAAGAACCATCGTAAGATTCAACTTGATTTTTAGCTCCTGAATTATATCCACCGAATCCTAAAGCAGCTGATGAATTACCAGCAGCACCTATAAAAGTTCTAGCATTATTTAAATCTCCACCATTAGTCCAACTTGTTCCATCATATTCTTCAGTTGCATCGTCCACTCCAGTTGAATATCCTCCAAATCCAATAGCTGCAGTTTGAGGACCTCTTGCTGAAGTATTATATCTAGCTGTGTTTAAATTATTTCCTTCTGTCCAACTTGTGCCATCATATTCTTCTGATTCATTTGCTGCAGCTGGTTTTCTTCCACCTGCCATTAATCCCGCTGTTTGAGTTCCTGCTCCCATTCCATTACTTCTAGCAGTGTTTAAAGCACCACCACTAGCCCATGCTGCAGCTGTAATAGCAAGTGCTGATTTATTATATTCTTCTGTTAAATTATATTGTGGCGAGCTGTTCCCTACTCCTGCTAATGCTGCACTAGAAGGTGCTCCAGTATTATTATTACCACCGAGTGCTCTTGCAGTTGCCATAGTTGCTGGAGAAACAGTCCAACTTGTTCCATTATAATTTAATGTTCTGTTTGTTACAGTATGAGCAGGAGGGACAAATCCTCCAAAAACTAAGCCATCCGTTTGTGTGCCAGCACCACATCCTCCTCCTTGACCAACTGGTAATGAAGTAGCTGTTGTCCAATTAGTTCCATCATAATGTTCTACATTAGTTATATAACCTGGTCCATATCCTCCAGCTCCTACAGCGGCCGTTTGAATTCCAATTCCAACCATGGAATTTCTACCATCGTTTAAAGCGTTGGCAGTTGTCCAACTTGTTCCATCATATTCTTCTGTGGATGCACCATCTGAACCTGAGGGGGCGGGTCCTCCAAATGCAAGTCCTGCGGTTTGAGTTCCTGCAGATCCTACACTAGTTCTTCCTACATTCATATTATTTTGTGGAGACCATGAAGTTCCATTATATTCTTCTGTAAAAGCTACGTTAGTAGACCCTGGAGGTCTTGCATCTCCACCAAATGCAAGTCCTGCGGTTTGACTTCCTGCTCCACCTGGAAGATATCTTCCATTTGTTAGATTACCACTAGTTGACCAACCTGACCCATTATATTCTTCAGTAACATTAGTTGGTGTGTTAGTTGATAAATATCCACCAAAACCTAAGTTTGCTGTTTGTGTTCCTAATGATCCTATGAAACCCCTTGTATTATTAGTTGGTGAAGCACTAGACCATGCTTCAGTAATAACTCCCACTTTAAATTCTGAATCAGTATCACTATAAAATATTTGTCCTTCTCCTTGTGCATTAGATAAATCAGAAGTAAAAAATTTAATTTTTTTACCACGTATATTTTTATAATCTGTCATGATACATCAACCGATCTTGTTGTTGCTGCTGCTGTAAATTCTTCTGTATTATTTAAAAATGGTGGATGCCCACCAAAATATATTGCAGAAGTATTTCCAGATGCTGATGTTGTACCACCACCAAATCTTGCAGTTGCTAATGTTGGTGCAGCTGTCCAATTAGTGCCATCATATAATTCTGTGTTATTCATTGCTGCACCTGGACCAGTTGCTCCCCCCGCATATATAGCGTTTGTTTGAATTCCTCCAGAGCCAGCATCTCCTCTTGAAGTACCCATATTATTACCATTTGTCCAAGTAGAACCATTATATTCTTCTGTAACATTAGTTCCAGCAGAAGGTCCACCAGGTATACCGCCAAAGGCTAAAGTAGCTGTTTGTGTTCCTGCAGCACCTGGATCTCTTCTTGCTGTATTTAAATCACCACCTGCAGTCCAATTAGTGCCATCATATTCATATGTTTTATCAGTTCGTGCGTCTCCAGTGCTTACATCTCCACCAAATATTATTCCTGCAGTTAATGTTCCAGCCCCTCCAGCTTCAGGAATTCCTGCCACTGGTACATCAGTTACTTCTGTCCAAGATGATCCATCCCACTCTTCTACAAGATCTTGAGTTTGAGGGTTTGCTGGTGGTATTAAACCTCCTGCGCATACAGCTGCAGTTTGTGTTCCAAAGCCTGCAACATTTCTTCTTCCTGTATTTAAATCTCCAAGTTCTGTCCAACTACTTCCGTCATAAGATTCATTTGTTTGCATTGTATTATCTGGTCCAGTTTCTCCTGCAAAATAAAGTGAAGCATCTCTTGGTCCTGAAGAAGTACTACCAGCGTTTAGTCTTCCTGTATTTAAATTTCCACCACTAGCCCATGCTGTAACAGTAGGTACAACTTTTATTGCTTTAGCTGAAGAATTATACCATATCTGTCCTTCTTTAATATTAGAAGGATCACTTGATACAGATTTTATACTGTAACCTTTTAGTGTCCTGTAAATTGACATACTATTCTCCTATTAATCATTCTTGAATAGCCAGCCTTGTGTTGAGTCTGTAAATACTAAGGTAAAGGCTGCTCTTTCTGTTGATACTGTTAAATCGTCTGTAGATCCAAATATTTTTTCTGATCCATTAGCTGCTATTGTGCATGCATTTGAATCAAAAGTTCCAGCATAGTCAACTATAGAAATTTCATCACCAAGAGTTCCTGCTGGTAATGTAATTGTAATTGCTGAAGAAGTTGTATTTACAAATACACCTTCACCAGCTGAAGCTGTATAATTTCCTGTTTTAACTGATTGCCATTGTGTTCCACCACCAATATAAGTTTTAATTCTAGAAGCTGCAACTTTTCTATTAGTTCCTCCAGCTCCATTATCTACTATAAATAAATCAGCATCAACTAAATCTTCACCGATATCAGTGCCACCATCTATATCTAATGCTGTTAAAGGAGTTGTTCCTGCACTTATACTTGCACCAGATAAAACTGGTGTTTGTGAAAATGTTACCACACCATCTGATGCTATAGCTATCGCATCTTTGTCAGAAGCAGATCCAATATTACCTGCATCTGCAATAACTATTCCTGCATTAAATATAGCTTCACCTGCAGCTGACATATCTAATGTTAGTGCAGTTATATCAGAACTATCATCTGTTCCTTTAAATATAATATCTGAATCACCAGCTTGTGCATCTATTGTAATATTACCAGAAGTTGTAGTTAAATTAACTGCTGCATCACCAGCTGTTAAATCATCTGCTGCTGAAGAAACACCAGATGTAAAGTATGTTTTAAATGTTGCAGCACTAGTAACACGCATTGTGCCACCATCATTGTGAATAATACCATCACCATCAACTACTGCTGTAGTTCCAATTGTAGCACCACCATCTATTAAATTAAGTTCTGCTGCTGTAGCAGATATAGTTGTGCTATCTATTGATAAAGCATCAGTTTCTAATGTGCCATCAATATCTACATTTCCAGATATATCTAATTCAGTTGCTATAATTTTATCATTAAATGTTGCAGCTCCTGCAGCACTACCATCAATGGTTAAAAATGTTGTATCTGATCCACCATCTGTTCCTTTAAATATAATATCTGTGTCATCACCTTGTGCATCTATCGTAATATTACCCGAAGATGTTGCAACTGTAACTGCTGCATCTCCTGTAGTTAAATCATCATAAGCAGTTGATATACCAGTTTGTGCATAAGTTTTTAATCTTGATGCTGTAACTTTTCTGTTAGCTCCACCAGCACCATCATCAATAATAAATAAGTCAGCATCAACAATTGCAGCACCAATATCTGTACCACCATCAATATCCAATGCTCCAATATCTACTTTACCAGCTGTACTGATAGTATTTAATTTACTATCAGCTATTGATCCTGCTAACATAGCATTTGTAATAGAAGTAGATCCTATTACAAAATCTAAAGTATTATCTGCATCATCATAAGTAACACTAATACCTGTTTCAGTATTAGAACTTACCATTGCTCCTACAGTATCAGATATAGTTTCAGCTAAAGTAGTGCCATTAATTGTAATGGCATCTGCCTCTAATGTTCCATCAATATCTGCATCACCACTAATATCTAATGATCCTGCATCTAATTCACCTGTTAAAGTTACATTTCTAAATCCTGATATATCTTTATTTGAATCAACTATAACTGCTAATGAAGCAGAAACTGTACCTGCTGTAATTCCATCAAGTAAATTTAATTCTGCTGCTGTTGAAGTTACATCTGTGCCTCCAATATCTAAAGTAGTCATTGACACTTCACCTGCTACTGTTAATACACCACTAGTAAGTGTTAATAAATCTGTATCTGAAGTATGACCTATAGTTGTACCATTAATATTAATATTATCAATAACAGCTTGAGTAATAGCACTATTAGTACCTAAAGTTGCACCATCAACTGAACCCCCATTAAGATCAGCTGTATCTGCAACTAAAGCATCTGTAGTAACTGTACCATCAAAAAATGCATCTTTAAATTCAAGAGAGGAAGTTCCTAAATCTATATCATTATCTGTAACAGGTACAATAGCACCATCTTGTATTTTAACTTGTTCTACTGCTGAAGATGATACTTCAACATAAAATTCTAAATGATTATTAGAGGTATCAACTAATATTTTATTATTTGAATCTGCATCTCTAAGTGTACTAATAGGCCCACCCTCACCAGCTGTACCATCATGTGAGTGTCCTGTTGTTGCATGAAATGCAGCTAATACCTGGTTAAACTCATCGTTAGAATGAGCTGCAAGTATAGTATCACCTGTTGTGAAACTAGACTGTCGTGCCGAATAGCCTGCCATTATCTTCTTCCTCCTGGGGTAAATTCTAATTGAAATCCTTTAACTGAAAATGCATCTGCACTATTTTGATCATCTATTTGTAATGCTACTGCAAATCCTGAACCTTCTACTGTTTGTCTTACTAATGGAACACCCGATGCATCATATAATGCTTGACCATAAACTCCAGCATCATATTGTCCAGCACCACCTACACTTGGAAGTGCAATTTTTGCTGGTTGTGGACTATTTTGATCATCATAATTATATCTAAGAGCTAAGTTTGCATCAATTGATGTTCCTTCACCTTCATAATTTAAATTAACTCTTTGCATATATTTTCTAATACCTGGATCTCCCATTACCATATCAGGTGATCTATACACTGCTTGAATAGTAGTTGTAGTTGCACCTGTAGCAAAAGTATTTCCTGTTTCCATTTTATAGATGAATCCATCATATCCACCAAATACTTGTGTTTCAACATTACTAATAAAATCTGAATCTGTACAAGCAGGTTTAACACCTACTATATCTGCATATTCAAATCCAATAGATCCTGTGTTAGGATTATTTTTTAATACACCTATAATTCCTTTTGATGATAATTGACCTGTAGCTGTTACTGGATAAAATAATCTATATTGTGATTTATCTCTAATAACTAAAGATGTTATTCTATCTAATGTAACTTCATCAATTCTAGATTGTATTTGTCTAGATATAGATCCAAGTTCAACGTCACCAATTCTTGCTGTACCAGCAATAGTTCTTAAACCATCTGGTGCTAAAAATATAACATCACCACCAATCTCCTGAATACTACCACCATCTCTACATCCAATATTTCTAGTAACTTCTTGTACTGCAAAATTACTTGTTGATGTTCCTGTTAATTTATAAATTCTATCTTGGCAAAATATAATTAATTCATTCCTAAATACTTTCATTCCAACTACAGCAGAGTCAACTTTAAATGATCCTGCACCACTAGCAGTCGTAAAATTATCTTCTTCAAATGGTACACTAAATATAACTTCTTGTGAATTAGATGCACCCGCATAAAACATATGATTTTGAAATGCTTTAACAAATTTAGGATTAGTTGGAGCTGTTCCACCACCTGTTGCATTTACAACATCAACTGCAAAACTTGTATTAATTATTTGTGCAGCTGAATGTCCTGTTGCTATAATTAACTTATCAGTTCCATTAAAATTAAATTTTTCAAAGTCATATGCTCTACTTGATGTACCTAGTCCTGTAGTTAAACTTGTCCAACTACCAGAAGTTGTACCTCTATGTATATCCCCACCTCTAGCAGCAATAATTTGCCCATTAAATATTATTGAACAATCTATTACTAGACTACTTGTGCTAGAACCTTGTGGTACAATTGTAGTATTATATTGAGCTGTTCCACTTATACGTCTATATCCACCTTTAATATCAGGCTCAAAATTTTGTAATATAAGAGCCTCACCAGGAGACATAGAAAACACATCTTTATTAAGTGTTAAACCTCCTGCACAACTCACTACAAACGGTGATATAAGGTCAGTAGTTGGCATTATGAATCTTTATTTTGTGCTTCAAAAATTTTTCTCATTCGTTCTAATTCAAATATAGATTCATCTGGAAAAACTTCTTTAACTTTATCTTCCTTTACAGCCTGTAAATATTTTTTATATTTACTCATACTAAATACTTTTCCTGGTTCATACTTAGCCATTAACTTACCGTTAGCTTTTTGTTCACCATCCATATTATCAGTAACTTTCATACCAACTTTTTTTTCTTCTTCTTTTCTAATAGCCATTAGCTTACTCTACCTCCTATTTGTGTTGCAATACTTTCTGCGATTGTATCACTACGCATATAGTCATTTTTAGTAGCGTAGTCTACTTTTAATAATCTTAATTTTCTTTGAAAATCTCTATCTGCTAACTGTGCATGTTGTGGATCTGATCTAAGCATATAAGTATAATACTTAGCTCTATCTACAATTAATGTACCAAATCTATCAGGTAAACTCATATTGTCACCATGTGCAGATAAATCTGTATGTGTTGTATAATAATCATAATGCACTGTATATTCACTTGTGTTTGGTCTTGGACTTACACCAAATGCAGAATGATCTGGTAATATATAAACTCTTAGTGGTGCTGAATAATTACCTTTATTATTTGTATCATCAGTTACTTTATAATTTTGTAAATAATTATCATACGATATATATGCTAATTTTCTAAGTGCTATATCATTTCTATTTATTCTTACATAGTCTACATCTAATTGAACACTTGATGCTTCTAAATAAATATAAGATGTTTGTGCTGTTGCTGTAAATGTAGTATTTAGTATAGCACCTTCTCTAAAATTAGTTACAGCTTGTGTTGTATTTAAATTCTGTGTTCCACCTGCAGATGTTCCAACTCTTATTATTAATCCTGTACTAGAACTATTTGGACTTAAAACTCTAACTTGCAGTTTATATTCTTTATTAACTGTAGTACTAATAGCTTGATAAGCTGCTGCACTATTTAAATTTAATCTACCATTACCACTTGAAGTATGTGATGGTGATCCATCACCAGTTGTCCAACTAGTTATATTAGATGCAAATTCACCATTAGTTACTAATTCTTTTGGTTTTAAAACAAATGAATCCATATCTGCTTTTCTAAAATCAGCTGGAAAATCGTATTCATTATCACCAACAGTTAAATCTTGGGATGTTCTTGAATATAATAATGGTATCTCACCTGTTTCATTATATATATCATGAATACCTTTATTTACAAAATCCTTAATAGCAGTTTGTATACCTCTGCTAGAGGAAAACGTGCTTGAAGTTAATTCTGTTTCGTTGAGTTCTCTAAGAACTCTGTTTGTTAGCGTTAGGTAAGTTGTTGCCATGCTCTAGTAAATTTAAAATTTTGTTTAATTTTTCTTCTTGATTATCAAGTCGTTTTTCTAATTTAATAACCCTCATAGTATTATCAACTGGTCCTAAATGTATAATTCTTTGACCTGTACTAGCTCTAGTTTTTTTTGTTAAATCGTAAGTAGCCATAATTCTCCTAAATATTATAAGGGGTAATATAATAAGGGGGACATATAGCCCCCCTTAAAATTATACAGATTATGATACGTCAGTATCGTGTTGTGAGTCTGTATTTCTATCAGTTTCGTCAATACCTGCGACATCACATAATACAGCGAATACTCTGATCTTACCTGCAGACGAAGCTGCATCTAAGATTTTAATATCCAAAGTATCTGCACTTGCGACTATAGTTCTAGCTGTAGCCGTTGGGGCAGAAAAGCCTGTAGCATTTGTGTCACCATCAGCGTATCTATCAATGTCTCCACCTGTAATACCTAAATCCATAGTAACTGAACCAGATAGTGCTGTGACTACCTCAATTCCAGCTTCCATGATTAAAGTTTCAGCAGGTATATCTAGACACTGGATCACATCATTTTGTGCTGCTCCAGCATCACCATTGATTGCTGATACATCGATTGTATTTTCAACCATATAAGGTGTTCTACCATTAGACGGATGTCCAGTAGTTCCACCAGCACCTGTTACATTATAAGTTGCCATAGTTCTCTATTATCCTCCTAATT